AATTAATAGGCCATTTTTATTACAGAATGTTACAAAACATGGACTATTAATTAAATATTAATTTATTTATATTAATTAATAGGCCATTTTTATTACAGAATGTTACAGAACATGGACTATTAATTAATCATAAATTTATTTATATTACAGAATGTTACAAAAACATGGACTATTTATTTATACAACCACAAACATGGGGTTCAAGTTCGTAATATTTGCCATTTAATTCAAATATTTTGTCAACGATGTCTCTAGAATTGGGACCCCTAATGATCGGCTTTTTGAGATAGAATTTATATAATATTACCCCAAGTATGATTCCCAATATAACACTAATTAACAATTCAATTTGATCAAACATAATTATCAAATATTGATCTGATAATTATTGCCCATAAAATATAATTTCCTTAGATAGATTATCATAATAAATGCCATCTACAGAATTCTTACTCTATCTTGCAGTATCAATATTTGCAGTATTTTTTATAATTACTTATTATCGTGAATACTCTGACCCCGAAATACAATATAGATACATCCCTGTTTATCAAAATGACTCTTCCGATAAATCTAACAAAACCAATAAACAATCGCAATCATATTGTAATAATCCCCAATGTAAACGTATGGGAAGATGTATGTGTCGTGGTATGGGTATGATTGATCAAGAATCAGGTTTTTTAGGTGAAAGTATGATGGGTGGTCCAGGGCCAATGGGTGGCCCTGTAGCAGGGCCTGTACCAGGTCCTGGAACAGTAGCAGGACCCGTCGATCCTTTACGTAAATTCGATTATGATGCAGTAAATGATGAATTCACACCCCCTTTTAGAAGAAGTTATTATGATGAATACAATTATGTATTGCATCCAGGATTATATCCTACTTATACTAGAGGTCCCATGGGTAGATTCCGTAAAGTTGGAACTCTTGTAGCTGAGGGTGTTGGTTCTAATGATAAATACAAATTCCTAAATTTAATGGGCAGACAGAAATATGTCGGAAGAGAATATGAATATTATGCCACAACAATCGATACCGAAAGAGGTATCAAATTTTATATCGATACTAAAGGCAAAGAGATAAATGATGGTGATGTAGTTACAATTACCAAATTAGATGGTTATAAATTTAAATTTGAAGAAGATCCTGATCTATCACCTAGATATGATCCCTATTTGGTTTAATGTGATAAAAATTAGTATCCTACACTACATCTGCTAGTTTATGTTTTTTGCCATAATCATCTAACATCATTGCTACAACAAATCCAATCATAGCAAATATTTGATCTCCAATTGAATTAATTAAATAATCAGGAGCCTTTTTACCTCCTGGCCAAAATGTAAGATTATTATCAATAAAGTGAACTCCATGACCAGAATTTTCAATTAATTCAAATAATGCATGTAATATAAACCATGTCATAATATCAATACCAAAAAAATAAACAACAACGCCAACTGAAAAATGTAATAATGAAAATTGATCAATTAAATATTTGCCCATAATTATATTATAATATAATTATGTGTTGCAATTTAATTATAGTTTGAGTTTGTCAAGATCAGGAGGGTCTAAAACAAATGTATAATATTCAAAATCTGTCATCTTTTTTGAATACTCTCCATGAACATCATTGAAATCATTGGGGTTCAAAAAAAATTCCTTCCATCTAAAGATGAATGGTTTTTTTGCCAAATATGATGAAACTCCTGCATGTATTTCAAGTTGTATCTTGTCATCAATCCTGAATCTTGATGTCAATAATTCATTCTTTAATAATATATTTGCATCATTCCTAATATCAATATCTGTTCCATATAACCATATTTTTCTGCTTGTTCCTGTTAGTGCTTTATGTAAATAAGGAAGACTCCAACCCCAAATCCATGTTTCAGCAGAATAGTAATATTTTCCAAACACTTCCACTCTTGATGTGAATAACTCCTCCTTATTTTCATCATAAAAAACTAAATTAATACCTTCAATACTCTTCTGATCACCAGGGGCAAGTTTCATATATTTCATTTTCTTTCTGAGTTTTTTGTATTTTTCATTATTCTCATCATAATATTTTAATGCATCATTAATTATATCTACACTCATAAATGTATAGACTGTCTTGTATATATATTCCTACATAATTAAAATATTGAATTATATAAATATTACTTAATAGTTAATTATTATTATTTAAATAACTAATCAACTGTCCAATATGTCAAGTATTAACACTAATGACGATATCCAATTGACTTCTGAAGAAATTAAAGACAGAATTCTTAATGAACATAATGTATTAATTACAAAAGATTTTATTAATAGTATATTCAAAAAAGTTGGCTTTAATCATTCTGTCAAAAATCTTGACAACTTCCAACAAGCTATGATTCACTCATCTTATCTTCAAGATAATCTGAATGACCCCAAAACTATCAAATTGCTTAAAGATATTACTCCTATTGACTCTTCACTCAAAAAGAAATGTATCCCACTCCAAAAGAAATCTTATGAACGTTTGGAATTTTTAGGTGATTCTATCATTCGTCATGCTTTCGGAAAATATCTATTTCTACGGTATCCCAATGAAGAAGAAGGTTTTCTCACAACCAATAGAAGTAAAATGGAAAATAAATTCGCCCTTTCGGAAATATCCAAAAAATTCGGTCTCCAAAAATATGCTATCATATCCAGGACAATTGAACAGGCTAATGGCAGAATCTCATATGTCACTCTCACTGAAGATCTTTTTGAAGCTTTCATCGGTGCCCTCAATCTCGAAATTGATGACAACAAAACCGTCGAATTCTTATGGCTTATTATTGAAAAAGAACTTGATGTCCCTGAAACAATCAGAACACAAAATAATTATAAAGATCAACTTATGCAATATTTCCATAAAATAGATGTTGTCAAACATGATCTCCAATATGTTGATGACGAATATGAATCTAATGATGGGAAAAAGAAATATAAAACAACCGTTTATGATAAAAATACTGGGAAACTTTTAGGTTATGGTGCAGGTAGATCCAAAAAAACATCCCAACAACGTGCCGCAAAAGATGCACTCATTAAATTAGGATTATTGGGCAATGAACAAGACCAAGATGAATATTTTGATATTAGTATTAATAACAATATTGATAACTATGATTCTAAAGAAAATATTGCTCCTCAAAATAAAAAAGTTAAAAAAATTAAGAAACAATAACTATCTAAAAATAAACATTTATTTATTATTTATATTCAAAATATGAAAGCTGTCATTATTTACAATACTAAAGCATCCATTAATTTCGATAAGACCAATATCAAAGAACAATTCGATGATTATTTTGATGATCCTGATATTTTCGATATGAAAGATTTTAAAGATCCTGAATCAATGTTCACATTAATCTCCAAAACTCTCAATCATGGTAATAAGGGTGTCACTGCCTCTAATATATGGGAAGATAAGAACTACATATATGAAGGTTATTTTATTGATATTACTGAAGTCCTTAATCTACATGAAACTGAATCAGATTCTAAGAAATCAATTCCAGTTCCAAAAATAGATATGAATGTATTAGGATCACAAATAACATCTCAACATGTTACAAGCAATCTTGTCATTATTAAAAATAAACTTTCATATGAAGTCAAAGACAATAATATCAAAACAATCAAAACACCTTGTGATCTTACTAGATTAGATTTACTTGAAACGATGGAAACATTATTTATTAAAACAGGTCTGAATGTCAGTGTTGATGGAAATATTAAACCATTCAAATATATTATGAACCCTCTAGAAAATGAAATTCTTTCTGATAATCTTTATCAGAAACATTATGTTCTTCATGAATATGAAATCTACAATCATGTTGTGATTATTATTGCTGATACTCGTGAAATTAATGGCAAACTCAATAAAACTGCTTCATATATTGCCAACTGTCCTGTTAATGGTAATGTGATTATTGCTCTCTACAAAAAACCAGAATTTGATGAAAGTCCTCCCTATGTTAGTATCACATCCCAAAAACTTAATGATATCCTATTTATTAGACAACGTTCTCCTGCATCAACTACAGGATTAACCAATTCCAATCATGAATATGTTAACTTTGAAAAACTCATTGAACTCGAAAAACTTAAACATAAAGATAAACCCATCATCACTATTGAAAATATTAAAGGTGAACTCCTAAATATTGGCATCAATAATAGTGATAAAAATTCTGAAGTTAATTCTAAAGACGATTCTAAAGTTAATTCTAAAGACGATTCCAAAATTAAAATTAAAGACAAATCATAAAAATTATTAACATTAACAATTCTTATTATTGATTCATTAATAAGATTTAATCATATATTCATATTCATAATTATTATTGATACTAAATGGGTAATATTATGGAACATAATGAAGATAAAGAATGGGAAAAAAATGATTATTTTGACAAATTAATTATGAAAACAATTCATCAAAATGATCTGACCGAAAATTACAACAACTATTATCAAGAACTCAAAACATATATTAATAATAATCCCTCTGTTCTCAAACATAAAGATTATAGTGACAGAACTATTATCATATATGCTTGTGAACATTCTTCTCATACTGCTATTAAATTATTATTAGAATTAGGTTCTGATGCTGAATCAATTGACTATTTCAAAAATAATACCCTCCATTATGTAATTAATCGTATTGTCGATCATAATAACGATGATGATAATAAATGTCCTGTCAAATTAAATACTGTCAGTTTATTGATCCAATATGGGGCAAATGTTAATCATATAGACAAAGGGACTTATGGAACAGAATTACATCACCTTATCACAAGATATACAAAACATAAATATGAATTAGCCAAATTATTATTGGAATCCGGTTCTGATCCAAATATTATTGATTGGTTCGGTATGACACCTCTTCTATTTGCATCTGAAGGTTATAATTCTACAGATGAAAAACTTGTCGAATTATTACTCAAATATGGGGCAGACCCGAATATTCGATCCAAAGATGACGGATATACATCTCTTATGTATGCAGTTATCAATTCTTCTGATGATATTACCAAATCATATACAGATGATAATACAAGTTCAATAGACATTATTAAAGTTCTATTGGAAAATAAGGCTGACCCAAATATTAAAGATAATGAAGGTAATAGTTGTTTACATATGGCAGTTGGTCAAGATAAAATAGAAATTACTAAATTATTACTTGACCCAAAATACAAACCTAATATTAATACTATTGATAATTCCGGTGTGACATTATTGATGAGTGCTATTGATAATAACAATCTTGATATGGTAAAATTATTAATCAATAATAATTGTGATATTCATGTTCAGGATTACGATGGAAATTATGCACTCCATTATACTTACAAGTCAACCTGTGAAATATTAAAATTTTTTTTAGATATGAATATTGATGTCAATATGTCCAATAATGCAGGCATGACAGTTCTTATGATGTCAATGGCATTTCCTTGTTATAAATCTGAAACTAATTTAGAGATGGTTGAGTTATTATTAGAACATAAAGCAGATCCAAATCAAAGAAATAATAATGGATATGATTCTCTTATGTTGGCAATTACTTCGAAAAATAATGATTTGGATAAAATCATTAAATTATTACTCAAATATGGTGTTAATATTAATAATCAAGATCATGATGGAAAATCCTGTTTAATGTTAGCTATTGAAAGGAATATGAATAATCTTGATGTCATTAAATTATTATTGGATAATGGTGCTGATCCTAACCTGAAAACAGAAGATGGTGAAACGCCAATTATGTTAGCATTAAATAATTTAAATTGTCCAAACGACATAGATTTAATTAAAGAATTAATTAAACTATTATTACAATACAAAGCAAATATTAATACTCAAGATAAAAATGGATATACAGGACTAATTAATGTCATTAAATATAATACTATTAAAGACAATGATATTTATTCTATTACTAAATTTCTGTTAGATAATGGAGCAGATCCAAATATTTGTTCCAAAAAAGGAAATTCCCCATTAATGTTAGCCATTAAATATTT